GATACACTCATACCTCCCGAACCGTCAAAAGTTATTTTAGCTAAAACGAATTCATCTGATGAAATAGAAGGAAGGTCTGCTGAATCAACTATCCTTATGTTATATGAATCATATTCATATATTTTTTTATTAGTTTCATCAGCTTGAAATCCAGGAGTAAATGTTCCAATGACTGAATAACTCAATCCGCTTTCTGGTATGAAATCCCCAGAAATAACAGCTGAATTGTCAGATACAACATTAACTACTTCATATTCACTCGTATTTACAGATGAATTAAATTTAATTTTAACAGGAAAATTCGGTTGTCCTCTTAAAACTTTCAAAAACTCCGTACCAGAACCAGATAATGAACCGTCTGAATTAACAGTCACAGTTCCTTTTTCTATATTGGAAACGTCTCTTGATAAAATGAGCCATCTGTTAACACCTGTATTAGCAATAGTCATTTCCAAATTATTTTCCATTACTATTGCATTCATATTGGTATCAAACGCCAATCCTGAATTTATAATGACTACGTTTGAACTTCCTGGCTTGATTGTAGTTTTGAAATAAGAATTTGATGAATTTTGAACTATTCCAAATGATTTCACCAAAGCCTTAAAAGCTCTCTTATATCCATCATCATCCAAGAATTTAACAAGCCTATTGAGCTCATTCACTTCTAAAAACAGATTAGGACTAAATTTTAATCTTGACATATCTTTTATCTTTGTTAATAATTACTCATGAAAACAAACATATCAGTCATATTATATGATAACAAATACTTTTCTATAATATCTGTAATTTCATCTTGAGATTGATTGTTGTTATTGTTTCTGAAATAACTGTAGAAAAATCTTGAACTTTGAATAAATCCTAAGCTATGAGAATTTACAGTTCCATTCTTTAATGGTATTATATTAGTTCCTCTGACTAATGGTCTTATTTTATAATCCCATACGTGTAGTTCAGCAGATACTCCGTTACTAATGAGTTGTATCTTAGGAAGCATGTATTTAACAAATGAATTATTGAAATACAAATTAGTTCCAAACCCTAAATTAGTAACACTTTCATTTAGATTAGATGATGAATAAGCGTGTATAATTCCTCTTGCAAAATACCAACAATCTGTTTTTATATTAGTAGTTTCTTTATCAAAGAAAACTTCTGAAATACTATCTCCGTTGGGAGTTATGAATGAATCATTCAGTTTATTTTTTAAAATGTCAAATCCTTCTACTCCGAACTTGATTTCAACAGAACTTGATTTTCCAGAAACTAATTTGAATGCAAATGTTATTTCATAATCCATTCTGCTATCAACAACATAAAGATTATCGGAAACTTCTTGACTGTCGTCTATTCTACCAAGACCAGACATTCCAGATAAAGATTGCAAATTTAATACTTTTTTACCGTCACTTTCTGTAGTTATAGCAAAACTTGAATTACCTTGTTTATTCAAAACGAAATTATTCAAGTCAATAAAATCTTGAGTATCTTCTTTAGTTTTATTGAGATGATAAGCCTGAGCAGTTCCTTGATACATTGGAGAAGATTGACCCATACACCAACCTACTTTTTGCAAAGGCATATTTTCATATAAAATTTCATCACTTTTTTTACTTCGTATAAGTCTAATGAATTCACCATCTATTGGTACAATATTTCCGTTTGGCAGAACATCTCCTTTTCTTTTGAATATCATCTCTGTTCCCCTCTTCCTTATTTCGTCATATAAGTGAGAAGCAAGATATTGTAGGTCATCTAAATTTATATTCTTTTCATCGAAATATAAACCGTACTGCCTAACCTGTTCACGCATTAAATCAAAATCATTTTTGAAGTTTTCAAAACGTTTTGAAAAACAAATAATCAATGAGAAAAATCTCGCAACAGAAAAGAATAAATCAATAAAATCATTATCCTCTTTTTCATCTGAATTTTCTGCTCTTGTTATATACTTAGGCAAAATACCTCTATAATACAATTTTTTGAAAATGTTTTCTTCTAATTGTCTCAATTCAGTAGTTCCTAAAAAATCTGAAAATATACTGGACGCTGCCGTAGGAGCTACAAATTGTATCTCTTGTCTGCTACCAAAAAAATTAATATCTTGAAACTCTACAACTCCAGTGTTATCTGTTCCAATTCTTGTATATTTAACTTGAATTAATAATGAATTATCTGAAATATAATTATCGGAAGATAGATTTTCATTAGTCAAATCTTTCCAATCACTCCAAAAAATTCCATCTGCTGAAATTCTGAATTCTTTTATAACATTTCTTGTATCAGTTAATCCAACAAGAATGTCTGAATACTCGGAAAATGTAACTTTCCCAGTTATCTTTGGAGAAACATTTATTATGAGAATGTCTCCGATAGATTGTAATACATTATCCTTCATAAGTCAAATTCTCATTTTGTTTATTATACTTATTGACATCATCATTTTCGACATCCAAAATTAAATTTCCATTGTCATCAATTTCACCAACCTTATCTCCAACGTATGATAACATCAATTCTCCTTCTTTACCCTTTGTGTTATCTATAATTTTAGGAGCTGATAGAACTTCTGACTTGAAAAGAACAGGAGTAGTGGTTCCATCTTCATTCATATCAGAAAAACATGATACCAAAAAATCTCCGTTTTTATCAACTTCTGTTCTTGTTTTAACACTTACTTCTGTTCTCATAATTATATGGACATTAATACCGAACTTGAATATGATTCATCAATTTCGTTAGGATAATAAAATTCACTCAGTACTCCTCCGTTGTCTTCTATAATATTACCATCAAGGTCACGTAATACAAAACCTCTAATGCGAGGAAGTTGATATTTAGGTACGTTTATATCAGAATGAGGAAAAAAGTGCGTATCAGGCACGTATCTAACACCTTCAACATTTTTAGCAGCAAATAGCATATTTTCCCATTCTACTTTATCGCCATATTTCCAAAAACGATAATCAAATAATTTTGACATCTGAATTTGTATGTTTTTCCTAACTTCATCTTGGTCATAAGCAGGGTCAATATCTACTCTGAATTCAACGTCAACTGTCAACCAATCAACATTATTAAGTTTCAAAGCGTAATTGGTTGAAGTTCTTAACAACTCAGAAAGTGAAAGAAATTCTTCAGAACGACTAAGAATTTCATTGAATTCGTTCTCCGAAAAATTTTGTCCATTAACTGATACAACAATTAGATTCAACCTTCCATCTGAATCAATTCCCCCTTTAAAAAGCCTTAGAACATTATTATTTATCTTCATGAAAACTTGTTCAAGATAAGATAAAGTTGTTCTGGATAATTGATTGATATTTTCTTTGATTCTTTGTCTAAATAAATCATCATCTTCTTGGTCTCTTCCTCCAGTGGCAGCATATTCATTAGTGCAATTTATATGACCTTGAGGAATTGGAGAAACTTTATTGATTGAAAGAGCATCAACATTTGCGGACAAACCGCTTTGCAAACTTCTTACTTTTAAATAAGCATAACCATTAATTCCAACAGTCAAACTTTCTTCTGGTATGAAAACTATTCCAGAAGTAGAAGTAAATTGATGAGTTCCTGCTATATAAGAAGTTCCCTCATCAGCTACTACTCTAATATAGGTAGAACTAACAGCAGCGCCAAATCTTGGAGCTACTCCACGAATAACAGCAAGCTGGTCAAGGTACTCTCCATAAGCCGTATCAGGAAAAATATGACCTTCTATTACAGCTTGATTAGCAAGAGTTCTTTGAGCTAATTTACCGCAACCGTATGCAATACCGTTCAAAACAGATTCATCGGAAACATCGCTGACTTTATCTGTCTTGTTTAAAAATATCTCCAAGAATATCTGTTTCAATTCATCTACAGATGTTATTTTTGTTATCATAATTTTAATGTTTTTACAGTTGAATATGAATACTTGGTTTTAATAGAACAAGTAACATTTATGTCTCCTTGTGAAAAAACAACGTCAGTTACTTCTACTGATTCAAACAAATCGTCCTGAAGAAAAACGCTTTGCAAATCCTTTACTAATTCAGTGTAATTATAATTAGCCACATTTTTACCAGGAAATACATTTTTACCGAAGTTAGGAAATTCAGGTATGTCACCACGATTCAATTCTAATAATATATTACATTTTTGCTCTATATTATTTTCATATTCCTCAATCAGTAAATCATTTTGTTCAATTGTTATTTTTCTGGAAATATCTCTACCATATATTTTTTTACCAATCGGCTCTTCTAATATAGTTTCAACAACAACATCTGTTTTATTGTCAATAAAAGCTGTGATAGAAGAAAGTTTATCAATTTCCCAATCACTTTCAGACAAATCATTGTCTAATATCAAACTCATTTCATTAATTCCGTTTGAATCAATTTCCTGAGCTAAATCTTGAACTGTTTTCATTCCTCCGATAGAGCCATCAACTTGAATATACGGTTGATAACCTCTTTTTGTAGCAGACACTCGGTTATATTTAGGCAATTTAGTTATCTTTTCAAGAGTATCATTGAGGTCTTGACAATATTCTTGAAGTTCCCAAAAACCGCAATTAGATAATTTACTTGAAAAGTTTATAAATTGTTGCATCAAATTTTTGCTTTTCTTAATCAAAGATTTAAGATTTACAATATAAGATGAGTCAATACTTGCTACCTCTCCTTTATAATACGATGAAACATAGGTAAAATCATTTTGCATGAAATTCCTATAATCTTCAAAATACTGTAACAAATTGAATTTAGTTACATTTTCAAATTCTATGACAATATCACTAAACATGCTAAATATAACTTAATGAATTGTTTCTTTTTACATCTTTTATCAAGTTACCCAACCCTTGAGCAATTGCATTTGAAGCAACTGTTTTCAATAATTGAGCATTGCTCTGTTTATTAGTTTTAACAGCAGAACCAGGAGCCGTTGCTTTCAACTGAAAATCATAAAACCATAACATATTATTTTCTATGCTTTGGTTAAATGTATAATTTACAACGTCAACGACATATGAAGTATTAAAAGCGTAATTATTAAAAATCAGCAAATAAGGTCTCCTGTCTTTATCTAATTGATTTGATTTGTCTAAAATAAATTTCAATAATTTAGACAAACCATAACCACTTTTAACCATTATGTTAGTTCCCAATAGTTTCCCCATATTTCCATTAAAAAAACTCTTCTTCTCCGAAGGGTCAGTCATATTAGTAACAATTCTAAATTTTCTTCCAAATGTTCCTTGCAATGATATAACAACTGGAGTAAAAGAATCATTGAATAATGTAACTATACCATTCTTTGTTTTGGTTTGAGTTTGGATTGGAGTTTTACTTTCGGATAAGTTATTTGGCATGACAACAAATGATATAAATCCTATTTGAGTCTTGTTGCAATCTATGAGTTCCAAAGAACACATATAATACTCATAGTTATCAGGAGCTAACATATGCATTGCTGAACTGCCTATGCTCATAGCAGCATTCAAAGCATTATTAACGCTACTATTTACAGCAGTCTTTGAAACCCTTGATATTTGTCCACCTATACTCATAATTTTATTATTTACAACTTTTATAACTGTTATGAAATGGTTCCAGTACCAGGAGAAGTGGTTGCGCCAGTCTGTGCCGTAGGACTTCCAGCAGTAGCTACTGCTATTCCAGCTTGAACAGTTACAGTAGCTGTTTTTATCCATGCATCTACTCCATCGGCTATTGCGTCAGCAATAGCATTAGCCAAATCTTGTTTAACTTTATTTGAATCTGACTTCTCATCAATCGGAGCGTCAAATGCTTCTTTGATTTTAGTTTTGAGAGTTGTTCTCAATCCTTCTGTATTTAACGGCATAATTATTCAAGATTAGAAATTTTACTTTTTATCGTATCTAACTTAGATTGTATAGCAGCAAAATCTGCTATATTAACTGGAACTGTAGAAGTACCTACAGGAGTCATTACTGTCAGCTTTTGTATAGCCTTTAACATGTCTTCAAGCAACGTAGCAAGCGTATCTCCTAAAACCATAGGCTCTTTACCTCCGTTGATATTAAACTCCTTAGCAACTTGTATTTTAATGTTATCCTTATCTGAAGTTATTATATTATCAAATTGGTCTTTGAACTCGGTTTTCTCTTCATTGCCTATGATTGAAATCAATTCTTCATTATCAGAAGTTTTCAAAAATATACTAAAATCTTTTCTTGAAGTAGCAGTTATTTGATTAGCAGACAAATTAACTTTACCGTCACTTTCCAAATTTAATAAGCTATCTTCAGAACCAGAAGAAGTTTTGATGTTAATTAAAGAAGGATTTTCAGAATTACCTACAACATTTATGTTTAGGGTTGATGAATTAGCATCTAAAAATATCTCAACAATATTATCTCCGAACTGTTGAACTATTCTTTCTTGATTTTCTTTTAACAAATTAGTATATCCTTCTTCACTCAGAACTCCTATGATTATAGGTCTATTGGAAAAATTTTCTCTAACCCAAAACACTGGCGTTCCTCTTTCATTTTGAGTCAAAGGAAATTTTACTTTTTGCAAAACATCTGAAAATATCTTTACCGAACTTATATATCCATAACCATAACCTCCATTAATAGTAACAGTTGAAGTTCTGAAACAATCTTCAATATATTGCTTTCTCGTATTATCATCAGGAACTACAATGAATCCAACCCCAGATTGACCTACGGTTGTTTCAGCTCCTCTATTCATTTCAAATTTTGAATTCATATTACTTATTGTTTACATAAGTTGATAACAATTGAGAACGTTTCAAAAAGAACGAAAATACATTGACATTAACTTTCCATGATGACATAGATTGTTTCCAAGTTTCAACCGTTACTTTATTAACATCAAAATCCTTTCCGAAGTCTATGATGTTAAAATAGCTCATGTTTTCTCCATTCACTTTAACTCCGTCAATGAATTCCATAAACATTCCTCTTGATACATTCAATGTAGTAGTTCTTTCAACCGAACTATCTCCAACTGAAAAACTATTACTAACAGAATCAACATAAAATTGCTCTCCGTTAGGCATTATAACAAGTGTTCCTCTTTTTATCCTTCTATCTCCGTTTAGAGTTATTTGCCCAGAACGTGTAAATGGATTATAAGCATTGCATTCAATCAAATATTTTAAATCTCTAACAGCATTTTTTATTATGTTTTCTCCGTTAGCTTTTTTCTGTTCATCCGTCTGTTGGTTCCAATAACCACTCATGTAGAAATTAACATATTGACTCTGTATAGTTAAATCCTTACTTCCCCATATTGCAGCATATTCTGGAAAGAATATAGCAGGCATGTATAGCATTGTTTGGTCCAGACCTCCGAACTCTGCAAAGGGAATGAGTTGATACCACGAATATATGCCCGCATTTGACCACCCTATGTTTGTAGATATTATTTCATCCTCCTCGATAGTATATGAAGTCAAGTCTTGCATTCTTTGAATGCCTTCTTTATCAAATGGCGGTTTTCTAACCATAAAATAATATTGGTCTCCAAATGTATCTCCAGAGAATTCAACAAGTGGTTGTTGACAAACTTTGTTAAAGAAATTTATTAATGGGCCAGTTTGCATAGATATACTGCTATCAAATATCTGTCTTCCAGACACTGATGAATCCATTAATAATTTTGTTATCTGCCATATTCCTGGAGCAAGTCTTTCTCCTACGGAACCAACCTTTGTAGTTGTAGTGACTACTACGTCTTGCTCAATAGCATTAGCATCTGATTCACTTGTTATATCTACATCTTGATAATTAGATACAGAATCATCGATGTTTTCAGGAAGCATAGCTTGATTTCTTCCTGAATTAACAATTCTACCTTTGAAAGTACATTGTTCAGATAAGAATGGAAGCGGATTTACAGCAACTCCTCCTTTTCTTATTTCAAAATGTAAATGTGGGCCAGTACTTCTTCCGCATTTCGGTTTATCCGTAGGAGCACCGCCTGAATAAGCTATTAAATCACCTTCTTTAACAGTTTGTCCTCTTGTAACAGATGTATTATGAAGATGCATGAAAATCAAATCATAATAATGACTTGATTCATAATAATATCTCAATTTTAAATACAACCCAGCTCCGTTAGCTTGAGTTGAAATTTGAATAACCTTACCTCCAATTGGAGCAAGTATCTTGCTATTGACTGGTAATGGAATATCAATTCCGCTGTGCATTCTTCCATGTCTCATTCCAAGAACAGAAGAAAGATTCAAAACAGTCTTTCCTGCTAACCAACCTTTTTTAAATACTGGTATCATAATTTATCTCAATTTTGGTAGTTCAATATGAATACCGTCCTTTATAACATAACCTTCATTAAGAACAGGAACCTTTGGTTTTGCTGGATTTTTACCCCCAATTGGAGCATATTTATCTCTATTAGTATTTTGTTCAATACCAGAAGAAAAAGCCTCATTTTTCTTATTTTGATTTGAACTTCCTCCTCCGTTATTCCCATTAGCTCCTACGGCAGTACCAGAAGTGTTTGAAGTTACTTCTGGATATAATTCAGCATATTTAGTTCTTCTGTCTCCCCAATCTTCAAACACATAATCAGGAACTACTTCAATGTTTGCTAATTGTGAAATTACTCCCTTCAATATAAAATCAAGTGAACGATTTATAGGAGCTGTGAACACATCAATCTGATTAGTGGAACGTCTCAATCTATTTATAGGACTGTTGTAAGTTCCTCCTTTCATATCAGCATCCCTTATATCTCCTTGTTTTCCCATACTTTCAGTATTAGCAAAAATTTGACTTTCTCCCCAAACAGTTGACGTATTGAAAAACAAAGAATTATCATCTGTTATAAGTTTCATCAAATCTTTGCCTGTAACAGTAACACTTCCTTGTCCATTAGCATTTTGATTAACAGATACATTTTCAACCAACCCTATCATATCAAATACTTTAGAGCCGTTTGCTTTTTCCATTTCCAAATCTTCAAACGAAATGAACAATAAATCATTAGACTGAATTAACCAGTTGAAATAATTATGTTCCATTGAAATCATACCGCCTTTATGGAAAAAGAACTCTCCAAATTCATAAACATCTTTCTGAGAAGCAACTCTATCAATGTAAGAAAGTTTTTTATTATTTTCTTGCATTTTAGTTTCAACTTCAACCAAATCTTGAATTGAATTAATTATCGGAAGAGTTATTGAAAAAGTTCCTCCCGAAGCTGAAACGTTAGTAGCTACATTTATTATGAATTTTGAAATATTGATAAATTTGTTATTATTTGAACGGTAAAAACTTTTTGTATCATTCAAATTGCCGGCATAATATAATGACTTGAACCATCCATAAACAGAACAAGTTGGAGCTAATTTCTTTGTAGAACGGTCAATGATATATCCTTCATTTTGAATTATATTTTGTATAGCTTCGTTAGCAAAAGCATACAAATCTTCTAAATTAGTTTGAAAATTTGTTTGAGAAATTGCTAATTCATATGTAACCAATTTAGCTTCTATTTTAAGAGTACAAGGACAAGGAAGTACCATATCAGTTTTCAAATCACTTTCGGTGATTTCCTTTTTTCCTAAACTTTTAGCATATTCAGCTTTTTGTTCCAAAGACATTTGAGAAAAAATTAGCTTTCTGTTGTATTCAAACAAATCATCCACGGAAATTACATTTGTGTATATGTAATTCACTTCCATGAAATCTGCTAATGTTTTAGCCTTGGAATTATGATGATATAAAGTTAAATATTTCATTGTTTAAAATACTTTTGATTTTAAATAATCAAAGAAGCTCTGCTGCCCTGTTATAACTTTCTGTAAATCTGTTACTATGTTTTCCAAAACAGAAACTCCTGAATAAACTCCATCGCTTAATGTAATCAATCCTTGAGTAAGCTCGGAAGTGTAATTTTTAACTTGCAAAGCATATTCATCTTTATTAGAGCCTTGGAATGTTTGAGCGGTTGCTAATGTAGCTCCTGCTTGTCCTTTAGTTATTCCTTCCCAAATTGATTTTCTCCTTTCTGGACTTTCAATACCTTGAAGTTGAGATTGAATCATCCAATATCCCATAGGAGTATCATAACCGCCATACATATTGGTCAACTTCTGCATATTGCCTCTATTTATCATACCCATTTTTTGAGGGTCATGTAAATATTGGTCAATCAAATCTGTTCTTCCTCTGGTTTCAGGGAACATCTCTTCAACAGTACTATACAGAACAGCTTTCATTCTATCATTCTGAGGATTGATAAGCTGATTTTGCACTGTTTTTATATCACCCGAAGTCCTACTATCAACCGTATAATTTTTCAGCTTAGCAAATGCCTCTATATCTCTGTTAGCAGCTCCGTAACTCGGCTTGTCTTGAAATCTCATATATTGAGACATCAAGTCTTGTTGCATTCCAAGATACTCTTGAACTCTAACATAATTGCCTTGAGAAACTCCACTGTTTTGTACTCTGGAAAGTCTTTCAACTAAATTAGAAATAGCATCCGTAGCATTAACTCCATATCTATCAAATTTACCAGCTTCTCCTAAAGAACCGCTGCTCAAAGAAAATACTCTTTCAAGAGCTTCTTGTAAATATGATTCCTTAACACCTCCTTGAGCAGTGCCTCTTTGTTTTATCCTCCTTTCCGAAGATTGAGCAAATTCAGGAACTGATAAACCCATATCGTAAATACTGGCATATCCTCCTCCGTATGGACTGTAATCCCACATATCTTGATACATCCTTTGTCTTGTATCTTCAATACTGGCGTTACCTCTTATAAGTGCAGCAAGCCCAGCCATTTGGTCTGACTTTTGAGCTTCTTGTGTAAATAAAGTTCCAACAGTAGCTAATGGTTTCAAGAACGCTAATGATTTAGCAGCTGCTTTATCACTCATTCCGAACATAGAAGTCAACGCTTGACCTCCTCCCATTATCATTGAACCTAAATCTTTATTAGCTATACCACGAACTATTTGGTCAAATCCCATCATAGTCTGTATGGTACGCAATCCATAATCAATTTTAGGCTCTTCTTTTTTACCGTTTACTACATCATTTATTTGTGAATCAATTTCTCTGACTCTTGCTGCTGCGGCTCTGGAAGTTTCCTCATCTTCAGCAGTGTCTCTTTCAACGATAGCTTTTTGACGTTCTTGTCTTAATTGACTGAGGAATGAATTTGGATTTAAGTTTCCACCATTTCTTCTTATCTCGTCAGTCAAATCTCGAATTACTTTGGTTAAATCTTCATTTGATTGTTGACGTTCTTGATTTTCTTCTTTATCAATATTTTCATTTTCAATATCAAATGCAGAGCCTACTCTTTGAAATTCAGCTTCTCTTTTATTTTCCCAAAGGTCTTCAATTCTTCTTTTTTCGTTAGCATCAGTTATGCCTTCAAGTGCTCTTTTTTTACTTTCATCAATAGTTTTATCAATCCTATCATATTCAGCTGACATACGTGTTTGAGCATCTGCTCTTCTCGTATCATACTTTTGTGTTATATCAGCGTTGAGTTGTTCTCTTTGAACTTGTTCTGCTTGCTGAATAATAGGTTTATAAGTATTATTGCCAGGAACAAATACTGCACCTTGTTGAATGATAGCTCTTCTTACTTCTTCCACCAATCTTGAATCAGGTGGTTGCACAGGTGATGATGAAGGTGTTGTACCACCGCCAGTTGGAGGATTAGAAGATGGAGGAGTTGGTTGATTTTGATTTCCACCTCCTCCGTTTCCTCCTCCCGAAGAACCTGCATTGCCTTGTATGTTTACAGTTACGTTAGCCATTATTTGAATTCTTCTAAATTTAATTTTTCATAATCTTCATCAATCTCTTCTTGAGAAACGTGGATATTTTCATCACATTCTTCTTCAGATTTTTTTGCTTTTTCTCTGAGATTTTTGATTTCAATTTCTTCTTGATACTCTATGTACATATCAATGAAGTTCATTGACCTATGTTTAAGAGAACCAAACGGAACATTATATTTTTTTCTCCACCAATAATCAAGAATAAAACCGCTGTGCCAAGTTGCTATGAAGTTAATCACTTTCTGCCGCAGCTCGCTTGTTTTCTGATTCGATGGATTCATTAGCAGATGAATAAAGTTGTTCTAACATTTGAGAGTACCAAGGCAAAATATCTTTCTTGTAGATATTTACCAATTCTTTTACAGATTCAGGTTTCATTTGAGTGTAATCAATATTATCCTCTTCCTCTGTAATGAAATTTCTCAATTTGGGGCACATTACACTTAGAAAGGCAATGGTATCTACCATATCCAGTATAAAGTACATAGACTTTATTCCAGATGCTGCAAATGAGCCGTATTTGCCTCCAGTCAAAGCGTTTTTCAACGATTCAATGTCAATCATCTGTCCCACATTAGGGAACTTAATTGGAAATTTTTTACCGCTGTAATTAATGGTAATTTCTCTTTCAATCATAATTTTACAATTTTATATTAACAATAAAGCACTGCCTCCATATAGGAAGTAGTGCTTTAATTATAACTGTGATTTGTCAATTCACGCTACGCTTAAACTACGCTGTTGTATAAGATAGGAGTTGTGTATTCAAATTCAGTATCTCTTCCTGAAATCTGACCTTCTTGAATGTCAAATCCTTCTCTTGTAGCAAATGCTCCTGAAACTTTAGCGAATGTTTCATATTTGCTTTTTACAACGCCTGTTTCGGCATCAATCTCTCCGTCTTTAACCTTTCTAAGAATAGCAATTTCCAAACCATCTTCTTGTAAGAGTAAAGCGTTTGCCCACTCTTCAAGTGAATTAGCGTTTCTGAAAGTTCCTTTCTTTGAAATGTTTGCCAATAGATTAAAATTGATAGTATAAGATGAACAAGTCAAACTGCCCTGCCATTCCAATGCTGGAAGCTCCGAAGGAGTCAAAGTGCCTAAGCCAGTCACCCTTCCTCTACGTATGCTTTCAGTAATACGGACATTCTTCATTTTGCCCACCGTTACACTATTTATTTGAATAATAGCTAATGGCGCTGTCATTACTTTCTTTTCCATAATTACTCAAATTAAAAAGTGAAATCTAAAATGTTACCAATAAAGAACGTCTTGTTAACAGGAACGTTTGGAACAAAATCATATGTGATAAAATAATCGCTATTTTTAGCAACCACTTTAACATTTTTCCAAGAAATTAACAAATTATCACTTCCTGGAGAAGCTACCAAAGAAGCAAGTTTAGTTTCGGTAAAATTCTTAACGGATTGAGGAGAAGCCTGAGCTGCTGTCTGACCCGTGAATCTTGTTTGACCTTCCAAAATAAGTTCCTTGTTCAACTGAGACTTGATAAGCTCTATGGACAACTCAAATGATTGACCATCATCAGCAATCGTTTTCTTGTTATCCAATAAAGTTGTAATACCTTGATTTATACACCAATATCCAGATACATTACGAACATGCATAATACCAGCCTGTAACGCTCTTTCTCTTTCTCGCTTTTTCAAATCATAAGCAAACGATTGATATCCTACACGTTTGAAAGTAAGCGGAGTTTGAGCAGCCATTCCTGCATTTAAACCTACCACTGCAGCAGCATGATAGATAGTATGAAGCTGTTTAGTTCCGTTTTGGTCTTTTCTTGTAACGATAGGAGCACCGTGAACGCAAACAACCTGACCTGAATTAAAGAACTTAGCAATTGACTGAGAAGAGTTTGAATCACCAAATAAATCGGTATCATCTTCACCTCCAGGAACAACCATAAATTCAGTGAACTTAGCATCTTGTTTAAGGAAGGTAAACAATTTACCATTAGTAGATGCTTCTACTCCCTTACCTTCAGCAGCATTAAGATTAGTGCATAAGAAGAAAGTAACATCTAATTCAGCAATTGATTCCAAAACATCTGCATATTCAGTTCCGCTCAAATATTGAGTAGTTCCGCCAGTTGCTAAAACTTGAGCTAATGTATTCAATTCAGTAGCTCCTGCTCCAGTCATTGATACTACGAAATTAGCAAGCATAGAACGATTGTTTTTTGCCCAATCGTAAAGCTCTTGAAGAGTTGTCAAATCATCTGATTCAACAATTAAATTTGGAGTTGCGTCCGCCAAACTCTTAGCTCCAAATGCTTCTCCCGATTCATCCACTCCCATAAATGAACCACGATAAACTTGTAACTTAAAAGTGTCAGCCGTTTCTCCAGCCACAATCTTAGCTGCATATCCCACTTTGAGAACTCCATCCACTGCTACTCCATTTCCAACAATACCTTCGTTCTTGCATTTAAGAACCAAAGCGTTGCCTACTGAAAGAGTTAATGTAAGAGTTGCACAAGTAGTAGTAGCAGCACGGACATAATAAAGTTTTGGAGCACCTGCTGCTCCTTCAATTGGAGTGAAAATCTTTGAAGCTATATCTCCAACAAGTCCTCCTCCCATGAAAGACAAAAAGTCTTCATAGTTTGAAAACTCGTAAACAGATTTCAAGCCTTGATTTAATTCTCCTTTGACTCCAGAACCACCAGCAAATTCATAATCGCCATTTTTTGCTAACCCTGTATCAATTATCATAACATTACCGAACTCAGCAACGTTGACAACTGAAGTAGGATTATAAACCGTAGCAGCATATGAACCAGGCTCAATGTAATTCTTGCCATGAAAATTTACTACTGTTGCCATAATCTTTTTGTTTATAAGAATTTTATTCAGTTTCTACTCACTCTTTATACTTGCTGTTGATAAGTATCATCGTTGTTTTCAATAGCTCTCATAGTAATATAGAACTTCTTGGCTACTTCCTGTTTTACAAGTTGTGGAACATTATGTTCATATTTAAAAGAAATATTGATAACTTTATGAAATATTGGTACTGGACTTAAATCGTCTTGCATCATTATATCATTCCCAGATAAAGAAGGAATGCGAATACCCATCAACTCCAAATGAGGAACAAGCATTAGCAGCATACTTTTCAGTATGTTATACACTACGTTTACTTCAGAAGAGTTATTGCTTGTAATCATGATTTGATAAGTACAATCATACATCTGAGTAAAGTATTGTTGAGTTCCTGTCTTAACTCCATTAGCGTCAACAATATCATCTTCAATGTATCCTTCATCTTCTCCGATTGTAGAACTACCTTGTTCAGAAGGAAGAAGAATGTGCATTGAGATGATTTTAGCTACTTGTTGATTGTATCCGAAATTAACGGATAAACTATCAGGAGTTAAAATCATTTTTTTAGCTTGTTTAAAATAATTATACAAATTCATTTTTATCGGTTTGCCTTCTTCATCAACCCCCAATAATTTGTATAATATAGTTTCTTTGTCATCGCTTACATGTTCTTGCAAATCTTCACGAAGCAATTTGACTATTGTTTCCAAAGTGTTATATATAACTATCTCTGGTAAAAGTATTCCACTCATAATACACTTTCTAAATATGTTGTAACTTCGTTTTCTACAATAGTATCAACGTCAGTTTTATTTACCGCTTCTTCAGCCAAGTTATACGCTTTAATACCCTTGTTTATCCAACTCATAGGGTCAGAATTTGCTCCAGCTCTTCGGAAAGTACCATAAGTATTTTGAGAAGTTTTGCCATATTGAGCACTTCTTTTAGTCAGACCTTCATAAATTGAATTTTTATGAGTATATTCAGCATAATAAGGATTGTTTGGAGTTGCTTCAATAGCAGCTCTGGATTGAGGAACTTCATAAGGAGAAGGAATTTCACGAACAGTCAAACCTTGACCTGAAGCTCTCTTTCTCATTATATCATAAATTTCCTGAGGCATTTCGCCAGTGAAACCAGCTTGACCAAGAGTTCCTGGAGTACCAATACGAAAAGGAATTGTTAAATACCAATCACCGCCTTTGTAAACTTGTTTACCCTTTTTGTTATAAACTGGAATAGTGTACTTTACCTTTGATGACTTTTTGAAACCTTCCTTCATATCAAAGGCAGAAGCTCCTTGTTCAATCATATTAGGTAGAATGCCAGTAAGAACTAATTGCTTAGCAAATCTACCTTTGTCAACCTTAATTATATTTTGAGTATATTCAGGAAGTGTTGAATTCAATTTTTGTTTAGCAAGAGCTTGCCAGTTTGCATATATAGCAGCAGTGACAGCGTTGACGCAAGTTTCCGTCAACATATCAATACTTTTAGGACTAAGCCCAAATTGATTTTGCAATCCTGATAAATCTATTACTATTGGATTCATTCTCTTTCTTTCGCAGGTAATACTGTATTTTCAAAACTTTCTTCTCCGAACTTTTGAGCATCGAATAAATAATGAGCTTTCCTCGCTAAAACATTTATAGGCATTTGTCTCAACTTTTCATCGTTGTAAGAACAGAACCTACTTTCACGAACTTTCATAAGCTCTCTATTTACGTCAATGACATGATAAACAGGAAAATGAGAGTATCTGATGGAAATGCTTATAGGTATTTCAGACTTGTTTTTTACATTCATATCATCAATTGATATTTTATCTTGAATGCCTAAATCAAATACAATTTTGTTACCATCAATTACATACTCATCTTCTTTTATGCTTATTAGTTTTTCGTTATCGGAAGAGAACAGAAACATATCCGTGACCTTTAACGGCTCGTAAACAGGATAAGCAATGATTTCTCCCTGAAAATATATAGGTCTTATAATTTCTGAATAAAACTCTTCTAATTGAGTAAGAATGATTTTATCCATAAATCCAAGTTTATCAATTCCTTTGGTTGTTATTGAAGCAGTTCCACGATTAACTTCACTCCAATTTTCATAACGTTTCTTGCTGTCCATATGTTGGGCAATCAATCTCGTTTCAGTTCTATCAACAAAAAACCAGCCTCTTCCTAAACAATTTTTACAAGTGGA